CCTCTTCGTCTGTTTCGCATGATTTTTGGATTTTAATTAATATTTGTGAATAAAGACCCTTTTGCCATTCTTCGAATGTTTTAGGGGATTTTGTGTTATCGTATGCCTGTGAGAGCATGATTGATAAGAATTCAATTTGTGATTTTTGTTCCTCGTTTGTCATAATTTTTAACGTTTAAATGAAGGTTTGTACTTATATGCTGATCCGCCTGGAGCGGCTTTCAGTAGTTTTCCTGCTTTGCCGATCCCGGCAGCAGTTAGTATTCCGCCAGCTGCTTTGCCGCCAAGGCCTACGCCTTTTTCCCATGCAGCCCATCGGTTGTCGCGTTGCATTTTTTCGAGGGTTTCGTCCATGACTTTTAGCTGCTTTTTGATGATCTGATTTTTATAGTCGGATTGTGTTAAGGAGAGGGTTTGTTGTTTGCGTTCCGCTCTTTGTCTGGAATGATATTTGGCTCTGTCGCCTGTTTCGTACATTCCTCTTGCGGGATTGAATCCGCCTCTCCATTGGAATTGTTTTTGGTTAGCCAATACATCTTTCATGAGAGTATTCCACCCTTCGGTAAGGGTTTGTTGTTGGGTAAGTTGTGTTTGAGCTTTGACATTGTCCCGTTGTGCTATTTTCATAGCGGTATCTGTGAATCCGCCTGCGATCCCCTGAAGGTCAGGCACACGGTTTTTAGTATAGTCCACCGTAGGAGCGTTGTATTTTGGTAGAGTGCTGCCAGAGGTCGCTGTTGCTCCTTTTCCGTAGACTAAATTTGGGTTTAGGCCTGCTTCTGATAGTCGTGCCATTTGTGCACTTGGTGCATTGTATTCGTTTGCTCTGTTCCATGATTCTAAATCTTTTGAATATGCATAATCGGCAAGCTCTTTGTTTTGAGCTATGCTTTTTTCTATGTTTTTGTTTTGCCATATGGTATCCCATATACCTCCGAGTAACCCGGAGGAGGATGAGACGGCTGCTTGCGCCCATCCTGAACTTTGTTGTTGATCTGCCATTTTTTTATGTGTTTTTTATGTGTTTTTTGCCTGCTTTTGATAGTGTGAAGGTAGAGATTAATTTTTTAGCAGTCAATTAGCGTTATTAGTGAACTATTATAACGCTAGTGATTTTTCAGCTTTGGGGGAGTCCGGCTTTTCAATGAAAGTTAGGTGCGAGGCCACCTTTTTTCAGAGCTAGTTCCGGACAACCTCCAAATCTGTTTTACTGCTCCGCAGTATCAGAGATTTTTGAGAGATTTTTGTTTTTTTCTTGCTCTTTTAATGTTTCAAGTGCTTTCGCTTCGCTTTCGCTTTTGAGTTTTTTATCGAGCGCGAGTTTTTGTTGTCTCTGTTCTCTGTTTTTGACCTCGTTTATATGTTCCTGTATTTGTTGTTTGTCAACGAGGTCTAGGTCTGGATTGAGGAAGGGGTTAGTATCTTCCTCTGAATCGGGATTATCGTATATCCCGTTTCTGTTTACGTCTGGCATTAAGCCAGAGCGATGTTTCTCCAGGAGTTGCCCCACGGTGTAAGATTCACCGGGGGTAGTAAGTATTTCTCCTGAGTTTTTTTCCTTCGGATGATCTTTAGGATCATAGTTAAGGCTTGAATTTATTCTGATTGTTTTTATTTTGGTTTTTGCCATTGTTTTAGATTGTTGGATTGTTAAAGTATGGGATAGGCCTGATTGCTTTAATTCTGTGGTAGAGCTGCACCCATAGCTCATCGACAGTAGTATCAGTAACTGCAAAGATGCGTTTAGTAGGGTCAGCTTCCACGAATGAAGTATTGAGTTCAGGCGCAGTTTCGAATTCACGGCCCATGTGCCAGTGATCGAGGTTTGTACGGAAGTCTCCATGAACGGTTGATTCTTTGTATTTGTATTCAGCATAGCGCGACTGGTAGCCCCAGTCTGCGGTATTTGCAGTTGCAAGGTCTTCCGGGTCTAGATAGAGTTCGCCACGGGTTATTGCTTGTTCGCCAAGTTGTGCGAATTCTGGCCAGAAGTAATCGAATTTATCGTCTTTTCGCCACATACGGTTGACTCCTTGTTGATAGGCGGTACGAGGTAGAACGGAAATTATTCCTATGATGTAACCATGTTCCTCGAACCTGCGTGAAGCTTTATGGCCAGTTCCTACTGAGATACCGTGTCCTGCCATGTTACCCTGTACGGATGGGTCAACGGCTGAACTTTGGGTATTAGTGGCTGAAGTTTGAAGTACTTCTGAGATGACGACCGGGCTTTTACCTCCTCCGAGGTATTCCGGGCGTTGTAGACGTGCGTCAGATGATTTTACTCCGAAGTGGGAGAATATTTGCTCGATGTAACGTGCTCCTGCACGTGCATTGCGTTCGAGCCACTCTTGCAGCCTTACGGCATTACGGAGTTCATTGATTGTTACCGAGGTTCCTTCTGATTCAAGGTTTTCGATCCTTAATGTGTCATCCACGGGATCGTCACCGACTTTGTTATGTAAAAGGCCGTCGGTTGCTCCGACAGTACCTGCGGATAGATCGATCTGAGTTGTAGGTTTTACTCCTACAGAGTTGTAAACCTCTGATACGTCTTTATAGACGAAGTCAATAGGCATTGCTACTTCGCCTCCACGCTGCGCCCATGGAAGGGCGGAAGTGAAGTAATCTTTTTCCCATGCACGTTGACGCATTGTCATAAGGGCAGTTATATCTGCTTCTGCGTCTGATCCTGTTCCAAATGCGACCGGATCAGTTAAGTTTTGGTCGCGGTAGTATTCGTTGTAGATAAGTTGGTAAGCCCTGAAAGGGAGTGCGCTTACCCAGTAATTTGATGAGAACGATCCTGTAAAGCCTTCGAGTGATGGGAGTCCCATATAATCCGCGAGTGATCCAGTTACGAAGTTATCTTGATTTGCCTTACTCATTGCTAGAGTTGGATATACGGGTAGGTCTAAACCGTCCGATCCTCCGGTGATGAAGTTTTGCCAGTCGTCCCATACTAGCCTGTTGGGTACGAAGAAGTAATGTGTGTAGACGTTTATGCGATGCATTACAGGGGCGGTTAGCGGTGCAAATCGCATTAATACTTCTGTATTTATATTGAATTTGTCTCCCGGGATTATTTCCTGCACCAGTATGGGGGTTAGTTTACCCATTTGCATTGAAAATTTACGTTCGTGTGATAAGTCGAACGCGTTGTAACCGGGTTTTTTTCCTTGAATTTGATTGAATAGGTTCATAATTTTTTTGAATTTAATTTGCGTATAATTCGATCGTTATATTGTTCTCGGGATTGCTCAAAATATCTATCTTCTTGAGCATATTGTTCTCGTATTTTATTGATATGCTTAGCATATTTTTCTTCGTCTTTTTGGAGGTTTTGAATCGCATTGTATGATTTTTCGTATTTGTCAAATATTTTGTCTTTGTAGTAACGAGGTAAAGCACCTTTCATCCCTCCGGGATAAGTGACGTGATTAATCAAGTTCTCTTTGTGATAATTGTACTTTTCTTCGAGATAAGAGAGTCCGAGTCCTTTTGACATTAGTGCAAAGGGTTTGGTAAGGTTTTCAGGGAAGAAGTTTTTACCGATAATGTAACCAGTTACGTAACGTATTCTTCCTGTAGATATTGGCCTTATCTGTATAAATCCGAGTCCCCAAGAAGTTTTTACCGTTTCGTGGTGTTTGGGGTCGAGATTAAAGATAATAGCGTGATAGTGAGGTCTGAGATTTTTAGGACCGTATTCGCCTACTAAGTAGTATTTGAATGTATCTGGTGCTATGTTGTTTCTCAGACGTTTTAGGAATTTTTGTGCCGTTGCTTTTTCAAGGTTAACGGTTTGTTGGCCCTTTTTAGCGCATTCTGCGTCTCCAAGGGTTAGAGTTAGGAATATAGCTGCGGAAGATGTTTTAAGCTCTTGTTCGAGCCTAAAACCCCATTCTTGCGCACGTTTTGATAGACATGCAAAGCACGAACCGCATGGAACGGTTCGAGCATTTACATATCCGTCTTCCTTTTCGTGCAGAGTTATAGGTTTCTCGCAGTTCATATTACTTAGAGTCGGACACCTCCACGGCTGATCCTGTAGGTGTTTGATTTTCTGGTGCTTTTTCCCCTGCGGGTGCGCCTTTTGCTTTTGTAGCCTCTTCGTCTGTTTCGCATGATTTTTGGATTTTAATTAATATTTGTGAATAAAGACCCTTTTGCCATTCTTCGAATGTTTTAGGGGATTTTGTGTTAT